TTATTATTGTTTAAGAACTTGGGGCAGTAAACAAACTTGTTATAGAAGAATTGAAAAACATTTTACGAAAGCCGTTGATGTTCGTTTTAACAATGACATTGACCCGTCGATAATGTCTTGGCATAGAGTAAAAAATGGTTGAAAAAGATATGGTAAATCACCCTGCACACTACACAAAAGGCGGTGTTGAAACTATAGACTTTATTAAAGCTAAATTTACGGGTTATGGTTTTAGAGCATATTTATTAGGTAATGTGGTTAAGTATATAAGTAGGGCGGATACAAAAGGTAACAAATTAGAGGATTTAAAAAAAGCACAGTGGTATTTAAATAAACTTATCAAAGAAGAAGAGGGTAGATCATGACACATTTGTTTACGTTTATATTGGGAGTAGTACTTTACTGGTTTGTGACAGGGTTTACAGAACGTGAAACAACAATTCAGTTAGCTGATGTTTGGAAACAAGCTTACCAAATAGGGAAAGATGACGGTTACATGCTTGGTAAGCACGAGTTTTCTTATACACAAACTCATGAATGGTTAGAGAGCAAATGTATGTTTTTATATGACGATGTTAAAAAGAGGGATAAAAAATGAAAGACACATATCAAATTAAATCGGGTAACTTTTTAAGCGATGAAACACTAAATATATCCAAACCTACGACACCTCCATCTGTACTTGTTGCTACACCCATGTATAGTGGACAATGCACAGGACAATATACAATCTCTATTATTAATACGATTAATGACTTAAGTGTTAACAATTGCGAAACTTATTTAGCGAACATCACAAATGAGTCATTAATCACTAGAGCGAGAAACGAACTTGTACGTATGTTCTTAGACGATTCAAAATGCACACACATCATGTTTATTGATGCAGATATGCAGTTTCCTGCAGAAGCAGTATATAAATTAGTAGAGCATGATGAAGATGTTGTAGCAGGGCTGTACCCTAAGAAAGTTATTAATTGGAAAGCATTACAAACTGCAGCTAATAACGGTATTGAAAATATAAAAAGTTTTGCAGGGGATTACGTGATTAACTTTCCTCATGGTGTTAACACCATTCAGAAGAACAGTAAAGGTTTGGTAAAAGTTCGGCACGCAGGCACTGGGTTTATGTTAGTAAAAAGGAAAGTGTTTGAGAGACTTTCTAATCATGTACCTACCTACCGTACATCTACTAAAAAAGATAGCAAAGGGGATTTCTTAAAGCCGTTGACTAAACAGTTCTTTGATACAAGTATTGATGAGACGGGGGCATTGTTGTCTGAAGACTATCATTTTTGTGATCTCTGGAGCAAACATGGTGGAGAAGTTTTTGTAGATTTAGATGTTGAATTAAAACATGTTGGTACTCATGTATTTGAAGGCAACATAGCTGATTTTAATTTTTGATAGAGAGGAAAATAATGGACAGTTACAGTCAATTTATTGCGAAAAGTAGATACGCAAGGTATTTGTCAGATGAAAAAAGACGAGAAAGTTGGGATGAGTCTGTAGATAGATACCTTAAATTTATGGTAGAACATTTAGAAAAAGATTTTGGACATGTTGTAGACCCAATTACTTTAACAAAAGTAGAATCAGCTATTAAAAACCTAGATGTAATGCCTAGTATGCGAGCAATAATGACCGCAGGTAAAGCGTTAGAACGTGATAACACAGCAGGATACAACTGTTCTTATCTCCCAATTGATGACCCAAAAAGTTTTGATGAGGCGATGTATATTCTGTTATGTGGCACAGGCGTAGGGTTTAGTGTAGAGCACAAATATATCGACAAACTTCCTGAGATACCAGAAAAGATTTTTGAAAGCGAAACAACAATTGTTGTATCAGATAGTAAAGAAGGTTGGGCAAAAGCCCTTAGACAACTTATAGCGTTATTATATTCTGGCGAAGTACCGAAGTACGACCTTAAAAAAATTCGCCCGGCTGGGGCAAGATTAAAAACTTTTGGGGGTAGGGCAAGTGGACCAGAGCCATTGAAAGAATTGTTTGAGTTCACTATTTTTAAATTCAAACAAGCCAAAGGTAGAAAGCTGAGTTCCATAGATTGCCACGACATTATGTGTAAAGTTGGAGAAGTTGTAGTAGTAGGTGGTGTAAGAAGAAGTGCAATGATAAGTCTGAGTCAATTGGAAGACTCTAAAATGCGTGAGTGTAAATCTGGTGCTTGGTGGAATGGTAATGGACACCGTGCCCTAGCTAATAACTCAGCAGTATATGAAGAAAAACCTGATATGGGTCAGTTTATGGCAGAGTGGAGAAGTTTGTATGATTCTAAATCTGGCGAGCGTGGGATATTTAGTAGAGATGCTTCTAAACGTCAGGTGGCTAAAAACGGTAGACGAGATCCTAATTATGACTGGGGTACTAATCCGTGCAGTGAGATAATATTGAGAGGACCTAAGATTGACGAAAAAACTGGGGGATCAATAACAGGTTCTGGCGGGCAGTTTTGTAACCTCTCAGAGGTAGTGGTTCGTGAGAGTGATACGTTAGAAACGCTAAAAGAAAAAGTAGAAATTGCTACTATTCTTGGAACATGGCAGGCTACTTTAACTAAGTTTCCATACTTGAGAAAGGTGTGGCAAAAAAATACAGAAGAAGAGCGATTGTTAGGGGTAAGCCTAACGGGTATACTTGATAATAAATGGATGTCGGAGACTTCAGATGAGACCAAAGATAAACTTAAGATTCTTAGGGAGGTTGCTGTTACAACAAACTTGGACCTTGCCACTTCTCTTGGTATTAATCAATCTACCGCTATTACTTGCGTCAAACCTTCTGGCACTGTTAGTCAGCTTGTTAATTCTGCCAGTGGTATTCATCCGAGACATAGTAATTTTTATATTAGGCGTGTTCGGGGAGATAAGAAAGACCCCCTAACTGCTTTTTTAAAAGAGGCAAGAGTTCCTACAGAAGATTGTGTAATGAAGCCAGATTCAACATCAGTTTTTTCTTTTCCTATAAAAGCTCCAGAGGGCGCTAGAGTTAGAGAAGATCTTACAGCAACACAGCATTTAGAGTTATGGTTAATGTACCAACAGTGTTGGTGTGAGCATAAACCATCTGTAACTATTTCAGTTAAAGACGAAGATTGGATGGCTGTCGGGGCATGGGTTTGGAAGAATTTTGATGATATATCAGGAATATCTTTTTTACCTTACGATGGCGGAACGTATAGACAAGCACCATACGAAGAATGTACCAAAGAACTTTACGAAGATATGTTAGCAAAAATGCCCGAAGAGATTTTTTGGGACCGATTAATTGAAGAAGTAGATAATGTACAAGGCACTCAAGAACTTGCGTGCACTGCAGGAGGATGTGAGATATGAAAAAATTTAGCGATACGTATACTAACGGTGAAGCAATCGGCCACCATGATGGAGAGACAATAAAATATAGCAACAAGTCAATTACTTGGAATGAAATGTGTTGTCATCACTGCGGTGGGACAACGTTAAATTTCGGACATTTATCTTGGGGTAAATTAGAGTCTACTAAAAAAGATACTGTAAGTTGGGGGGTGGGCCCACAAGCATACGACATTTTGCATATAAAAGTATGGTGTTTTCAGTGTGGGATAGACAAGCCCTTTTTTGTTCAAATGCAGCAGTATAAAAACAATTTAAGGATAACTACAGTGCCTTACACTTTTGAAAAAACATTCGACGAAATACGTAGTGGAGTAGAAATTGAAAAATTAAAAGGAGAAAGAAATGGCATACATAAATAAACCGAGACCGTACAAGAAAGAGTATGTGCAGCAAAAAAACCGTAAAGAACAAGAAAGACGTAATGCTCGTGAACGTGCTAGATACGCCATGGATAAAACAGGCGTAGATAAAAACAAGAACGGTAAGGCCGACAAAAGAGAGGGTAAAGATATTGACCATAAAAAACCTTTATCTAAAGGCGGCACTAATAAAAAGAAAAATCTTAGAGTGGTTAAGGCTAGCACGAACAGATCATTCAAACGTAACTCAGATAGATCAGTAAAGAAGAACGCTTAATGGAAGTTATAGATAACAAAGCTTTATTAGTTAATACTAAATACCCAGACCGTATAACTAATTCGATTAACAAAAGTAAAATAATCGCTAATAGTTCGGAGCTTGCTAGAGTTCTTGTAAATTGGGGGTTTGAAGAGGCAAAAGCTCTAAAAGAACTTCGATTCAAGAATGTACCATCTCCTATGGAAAGAGATTATAAATGGGGCGGTCAGTTTAAACCGATGGACCATCAAAAAACAACAGCATCATTTTTATCCATAACCAAACGTGGGTTTTGCTTTAATGAACAAGGCACGGGTAAAACTGCATCTGCTATATGGGCTGCAGACTATTTAATGAGTATTGGGAAGGTGAAAAAAGTTTTGGTTGTTTGCCCTCTATCAATTATGCACTCTGCTTGGCAAGCCGATTTCTTTAAGTTTGCGGTCCATAGGACAGTTAATGTAGCATATGGTGCACGAGAAAAACGTAAAGATGTAATTAACTCTAACGCAGAGTTCATAATAATCAACTACGACGGTGTAGAGATTGTTGAAAAAGATATAAGCAAAGCAGGGTTTGACTTAATAATTATTGATGAAGCTAATGCTTACAAATCTGTATCTACTAAACGGTGGAAAGCCATGAAAAGATTGGCTACACCTAATGTTTGGCTATGGATGATGACGGGAACTCCTGCTGCACAATCTCCAGTAGATGCTTTTGGGCTTGGAAAAATGTGTGTGCCAGATAGATGCCCGCAGTTTTTTGGTAGGTTTAGAGATATGGTTATGTTAAATGTTGGAAGATTTAAATGGATTCCACGAACTACAGCCGAAGACACAGTTTTTAAACTTTTGCAGCCTGCTGTGCGATTTACAAAGAGCGAATGTTTAGATCTCCCACCAGTTACTCATGTAGATAGAGAAGCACCTTTAACTGCTCAACAAGATAAGTATTACAGACAACTAAAGAAAGACATGTTTATTACAGCCGCCGGGGAAGAAATAAGTTCTGTTAATGCTGCTGTAAATTTAAACAAACTACTTCAAATATCTGGAGGTGCCGTTTATACCGACACTAAGGAAGTAATAGAGTTTGATGTATCGAACAGGTTGAGGGTTGTTAAAGAAGTTATTGACGAAGCGAGCAACAAGGTAATAGTGTTTGTCCCATTTCGTCACACAATACAATTACTCCAAGAGTATTTAGAGAAAAATAAAATATCTAATGAGATTATAAATGGGTCTGTTTCTGTTGGTAAACGAACAGAGATATTTAAAAACTTTCAAGAGGCCACAGACCCACATGTCTTAATAGTTCAACCACAAGCAGCATCACATGGAGTTACATTAACTGCGGCTGACACTATAGTTTGGTATGCGCCTGTTACATCTTTGGAAACTTATTTACAAGCAAACGCAAGAATAGATAGACCGGGACAAACAAGTAATATGACTATCGTGAATGTTTTTGGAAGCCCTGTGGAAAAACGTTTATATAGTATGTTACAAAATAAACTTAAAACGCACACAAGGCTAGTAGATTTATATAAAAAGGAGGTAGAAAACGGTTGAAATAAAATTTTTAGGGTGGTAGTATAAAAATGTAGCAATTTGTTTAACGAACAATAACAATCTTGATTACAAAAGGAAACAAATGGAACCGATAAATGCCAACGACTTGGTATCTACGTATGTGAAAATTAGAACAATACGGGATCGAATAAAAAAAGAAGCTGACCAACGTATAGCAGATTTAAATGTAGATTTAGATGTAATATCTCAGCACCTTAATACTTTTCTACAAAACACTGGGGCTACTAGCGTTAAGACTCCACATGGAACTGCGTATACAACTTTAAAATCTAGGTTTTGGACTGACAACTGGGACTCTATGTATAATTTTATTCAAGAGCATGAGGCTTTTGATTTATTAGAGCGCAGACTTCATCAATCAAACATGAAATCTTTTTTAGAAGAGAACCCTGATCTATTGCCAGAAGGATTAAATGTTGATAGTAAACACTCGGTAATAGTGCGCCGAAAATGAAGCGGTTTACTACCAAAGATGTAGCTGCGGCTAAACGGTTTGTTGTTATAGCAGCAGCACCTAACATCCATCGACAATACTATGACACACCTTTTGAAGAAGGGGTAAGAAAAGCTCCTGTGTGTTTTTCTTCTGATTCAAGAAAACCAGATGTTAAAGCACCTCAGCCACAATCTAAATTCTGTGCGATGTGCCCAAACAATATACAAGGTAGTGGTAACGGTGAATCGAGAGCATGTAAGTTCCATCAAAAAACCGCTGTGCTTTTACATGATTCTCTATCTGGTCCAGTTTATCAAATGATTATATCTAGCACGTCGTTATTTAAAAAATCGAATATTTTTGAAGAGATGGGGTTTTTACAGTATACAAAAAGATTATTACAACAAGGGCAAAGTATAAACAGCCTAGTGACGGAAGTGAAAGTTGTTGAAGAAGGTCAGTACGAAAGGATTTCTTTTAAACCTGTGTTGCATTTAGATAGAGAACAACTCGATTATGTTAGACAAAGAAGTATGTCTGAAGAAGTTGATGAGTGTTTATCTTTTACGCAAACAACAGATTTATTAGACAAAAAACATTTTTTTGAGGTAATGGGAAAAATGGGTATGGAAGTAGAAGTTTAATTTTAATTTTACGGAGGATTTATTATGTCAGATTTGACACTTACTAACGGAGATTTTGGGGCTTTAGCTGAGGCTATGGGTATGTCTCAAGATATGGAATCAAAAGCAAAGGCTAGCACTTTAGCTAGACTAAAGATATTACACGAGGGCGTAAAAGGCACGACGGAAATAAAGGGCAAAAGCACCGAGTATATAGCTGTTGAAGCAGGTGTTTATGAACTTACTTTGCCAAACGGCGTTAAAATATATCAGAAGAACCCTAAAGTGCGTTTGTTTTTACAAAGGTTCATGTATCAACGTTATGTGGTTGACGACAATCGTTATATAAAAACCACATTGGCTACTAATTTAAAAAGCAATTTGCCTGATACTGATGGCGGGTTTAATTGTGGTAGACAAGCAGGTTATGTTGAGGATTATGCCTCTTTGCCACAAGAACAAAAAGATGTAGATAGAGTAAGAACTGTTCTTGGTGAGGTGTATTTTGATAAAGCTTTAGATGAATCTGGTGAAGCATTGGATTGTTCTAAATCCAAAGGGGTTCCGTTTGTTGCTGATTTTAAAAAAGAAGGGTTTAAATTATTTGAAGCTGTAATTAAAGAAATTGCAGCAAAGGATAAATTATTACCACAAATTACTATTCAGTTTGATACTGATAGTAGAGAGAATAAAAGCGGCAACATATACCACGTCCCTAAATTAGGCTTAGTGGACGGTGAAGTTAAGCTTACTGCTGAAGATCAGAAGACCTTTCAAGATTTTGTTAAATGGGTTGGCAGCTATAATGAAAGCGTTATGAATCAGCACGATAAAACTTCTGGTTCATCTACATCTAAACAAGCAGAAGCCCCTGCAGAAAATGTTATTGATGTCGAACCAAAAAAGAAAGAAACTAAAAAAGTTGAGTCAATCACTTCAAAAAAGCCTAAAGATTTAGAGTCTGTGATGAGTGCTTGGACTGATTCTGATGATGCCGCATGAATTTTTTAGAGCATGTTTTAGCTGATAAAGGTTGGATTTGGGTAGGTGGGTTTAAAGGCGAAAGGGATATACCTCAAAAGTGCGTTCAAACATTTGAAGAGGCATATAAATTAGCAGATAAATGGAAAGCTGAGAACCGAAATATTTATTTTGGGTGTAACCGATATAACACCGATAAAAGGTCTCAAGCAACCGCTGAATATTGTAAAACTTTTTATTTAGACATAGACTGTGGCCCTCTCAAAGAGTATAAAGATCAGGGAGAGGGGGCTGCAGCTCTACGTCAGTTTTGTGATGTTTTAAAACTTCCTAAACCAACCATAATTAATTCTGGTAACGGGATGCACGTTTATTGGGTTCTTGAGAATTACATAGACTCTAAAGAATGGAAAACTGTTGCTAAATCACTTAAGGCTTTATGTGTAAAACATAAGTTTTATGCCGACCCGGCTGTAACTGATGACGAGGGTAGGATATTACGTTTACCAAATACTTTTAATCATAAGTCCAACCCTCCGACAGAATGTAAAATAATCTGTTTTAGTAAACCAGTAAATTTTTTTCAATTTAAAGATATTGTAGGGCACATTGAACTAACCCCTGATAGAAAACAAATAGATGCTTTAACTTCTAGGGTGGTAAAAAATACACAAACTATATTTAAAAGCATAAAGGGGTGTAAACAGCTAGAACATATTAAAAATAACCAAGAAAGTATTGAGTACCCGTTGTGGAGGGCAGGACTTTCTATAGCAGCTAACTGCGCCGACAGTAAAGAGGCTATACATCTTATATCAAAAGGGTCATCTAAATATGACCATAGTGATACGGAAGATGCAGCAAGCAAAACGATAGACAAACCATATGCGTGTAAAACGTTTGAGGGATTAAATCCAGACGGATGTATAGATTGTTCGCACAAAGGGAAGATTACAAACCCTCTGGCTTTAGGTGATTTAGCGTTAGCACAAAACAGTATTGATAAAGAAAAGGAAAAAGAAGATGATGTAGTTGAAGAGGAAAGACCACCACTTCCTTATCCTTTTGAATTAGGTGCCACGGGTGGGGTGTATACCAGAATAGAGGACAGCCCACCAGAACTTATTTATGAGCACGATCTATATTTGATGAAACGAATGATAGATCCTATAGATGGAGAGGTAGCTGTTATAAAGCACATATTGCCTTTGGATGGCGAAAAAATGTTAGTTATTTCTGCTCAAGACATATTGTCGGTTGATGAAGCAAAAAAGAAGCTTGCACATAACGGGGTGGTAGGTGGTAAAAAACAAATGGCTGAGATAATTAATTACATAATTAGATCGTTTAAAAATTTACAAGTAATAAAAAAGGCAGAGATTATGAGATCACAATTTGGATGGGCAGATAACGACACAAAATTTATTTTAGGGGATAAGGAGATAAATGCAGAAACTGTTTTGTTTAGCCCCCCCTCTTCAAGAATAAAGAAATATGCAGATGTAACTAAACCTATAGGTAACTTGGATACTTGGAAAAGTATTGCTGCTGTTTATGGTAAACGTGATATGCACGTACAGGCCTTTGGTTTTTTTACTGGATTCGGCGCTCCTCTTTTAAAGTTCTTAAATTATAAAGGAGGCATAATTAATTTAGTTAATAACACGTCAGGAACAGGTAAAACGACAGCTCTTAAAATGGCTATGAGTGTGTGGGGCGACCCAAACGAACTCCTTTTAATTCCTAAAGATACTCTTGCCACTAAAATACATAGAATGGGGTTGTTTAATAACATAGCTGTAGCTATGGACGAAGTAACTAACATGCCGGGAGAACAGTTTTCTGAACTTGTGTTTTCTATTACGCAAGGTAGGGGCGCAGGAAGGATGAAAGCTGCAGTAAATGAAGAGCGTTTTAACATGACAAAATGGGCTACGATTGCAGTAACTACTTCTAACTCTTCTATGGTGGATAAATTACGTGCTGTTAAACAAACGCCTGATGGAGAACTTATGCGCTTTTTGGAGTTTGACGTTCCAGCAGAGAGTAAAATGCCTAAAGAGTTTGCACAAGCTATGTTTGATGATGCACTGTCGGAAAACTATGGATTAGCCGGACCTATTTACGCACAATATTTAGTGAAAAACCAAGAGGCTGTGGTTAAAGAAATAAAAGATATTCAATTAATAATAGATAAACAAATAGGTTTTTCTTCTAGGGAGAGATTTTGGTCTGCCATAATCGCTTGCAATATTGGAGGTGCTCGTATAGCAAAAAGGCTAGGTCTTCTTCCACCTGAGATAGATGTAGGCAAGGTAAAAAACTGGATAGTTGAGAATATGGCAACAATACGTTCTGAGATAAAGGCACCATCTGCGGATCATGCAGCTACAGTGGGGGAGTTTATTAATGAAAACAGAAATAGTATTTTAGTTATTAATAACGATACGGATAGAAGAACGGCTGCTGAACATCTACCAATACTTACCCCAAGAAGTTCAAAGCTGTGTGTTCGTATAGAACCAGACACTCGTAAAATGTATATAGCAGCAAAGCATTTTAAAAAATATTGTGCGGAAAACCAAATAACTTTACGTGGCGTTCTTAGTTCTCTTAAAAATGACGGTGTTTATTTAACTTCCTTGAACAAAAGAATAGATAAAGGGTTAGAAACTGCAACCCCTGCTGTAGCGTGTTACGAACTTGATTGTTCAGTATCAGGATTTATTGATTTAGATGGATATATAGAAAAGTTGAAGAATGAAAATACAGGAAGTTGAGTATAAAATACACTGGGTTGATTTAAAGGTCGGATGGTCTTTTTTCTTACCCTGCACAAATATAAAAGAAGCCGAATTTAAAGTTAAAAAAGAGGCTAAAAAGAAAAAATACAAGGTGGTATGTAAGTCTGTTATTGAGAAAAAAATAAGAGGTTTGCGTTTTTGGATCGTGACTGGGAAAC